TTATTGTATGTCTGTCCTACTACAACCATTTCGCTGGGTTTAAAAGTACCCCTTTGACTTGCAACATCAATAATTTGCTTTAGGGCGTTTAGATCCTGCACAGTTAGTTCTGCGCTAGGTTGTGCAGGTGCAGTTGTTGCAGTAGTTTCAGGTTGTTTCTTTTGTTCATCGCTCATAATATCTCCTTAATTAAATGCGCTTTTTATTTACTAGTATTTTAAATATGGACACGCCAAAGTGAAATAAGAAAGTTCTTTATGATCTTCAAAACCTATTTTTAACAAAGTTACTACTTGATTGGTAGAATCTACTTCTACAGTTTTTCCAACATAAAATCTGCCCTTTTGATGATCCATAATCCACTTTGCAATACTGTCTTGCAAGTTGTAATTCATGGGAACTGAGACATACTCAAAATGCTTTGGAGGCACTTTGAGTTGTCTCAGATCAAAAAAGTTTAAAGGATTTGGATCTTTAAGACGTAACATTACTTGTCGTAGTGCGCAGTCAATCCAAACGGTGCTTGTAAATTTTTGTCATGATGTCCGTGAACAATAAAAATAGTATCACAGTAATCATCCTCGCCCCAACTGTCCCACGGATAACCGTCAGTAAACATAATAAACTTTTTAGGGTTAATATCATGGTCTCTCATGTATTTCCAGTTAGCCATAAAGTCAGTACCGCCGCCGCCCATAATCTCGTAACTGAGCAAGTCATCGCCTGTGTCAGCAGTAAAGTCTTGTTCATTATACACTTTTGTATCAAAGCACCAAAGTTTAATTTGATAATCTTTGTACTCGTCCATAATGCCTTTAATTTCACTTAAAAAGTCTTTAGCCTGATCATCACCGATACTTCCGCTCATATCCAAACTAACAGCAATATCGATAGTTTCGTCGTATTGTTGTCCGGGTAATACGGCACCAGTATGCCAGCCTTTACGCGAAGGACGAGCAAAGGTAAAGTCATGCTTAATAGTGCTTTGGATTTGTTGACGCAGAAGTTCACGCCAATTCATTTTTGGCTCAGTAAGCTCTTTGATCATACGTACAATTTCGCCCGGAGTGTTACCAGCACCTGCTGCCTGTGCCGCTTGTAGCATGCCTTCTTTAATCTCGTCACGAATCTTTTGCATCTCATCTTTAGAATACTTTGGACGACCTTTGCCTTTACCGTCTTTGTCATCACCTTCTCCATCACCTTCACCGTCGAGGTCTAGGTGTTCGTCTAGCATAGAACCTAGACTTTCTAGAAATTCTTTACCATTTTTTTGTGCTTGCTTAAATAGTTCTTCGTAAACTTCTTCGCTAGTCCAGCCAGCATATTTTGCATCTTTAAAGCAGTCTACTAGGGTAGGCTCTACACCAATTCGATCTCGAATTAACAAGTTGTTGACAATGTAGTCCTGTGCAATATTAGACAAAACTGGATCCATGTTACGATCTTGCCAAGTACGGCGACCAAGATGGTCAAATACACAATGCAGGATCTCGTGTGCAATAACAAACTCAATCTCTTTATTAGACATTGCATTAAAGAATTGAGTATTGAAATAAAGATTTCGACCGTCTACAGCGGCAGTAGGCAACCATTCATCTGCTGCCTGAATTCGCAAACGAGTTGCCATGTTACCAAAGAATGGGTGACGTAGAAGTAAGCCAACTCTTGCAACAATGATACGATCAAGAACTTCTGTACGCATCTCTGCAAGTTGTTCGGGTGTAATATTTGGATCAGGTGTCCATTGTTTTTTGCTTGCTACGCTCATATGCTATACTCCTATGTAACTGTATATATGTATTATACAGCATTTGCGGATAAAGTCAAGAAAGAAAGTGGGCGTTTTTTGGAGAAACGCCCATAAACTCTATATTACGCCTTTTGAGCGGCAGTAATATACTTACCAAATCGACTGTGGAACTCGTCAAAACATTCGACTTCGTCCGGATCAATTGGCAAGCTGTACTGAGTAAGAGCGAGTTTGATGCCCATAACAACCAATTCAGTTTCAAAATTATCCATTGCAAAGCGCAGGAAATTGTTAACTTTATTGTCAAACTTCTTATCGCTCTTGTCAGACGCCTCTTTTAGCTCGTAGCAGAGCGAGACTGTCAAGGAATACATGGCACTGATTTCTTTAGTCTTCAGCTCCTTTACCTTGCCATCCAAAATATCTGTTGGATTAGGCATCTGACTGGCAACCTTGCGGTGCGCCATAAACTTAACAGCAAGACCTTCACCGACTGCGCCAGAGACTAGGTCAGTAAGTGTATTGCTATCAAGCTCGTCATCTAACAGTTCGCTAACAAAGGACCACGAACGTGGAGTAGCAAACGAACGGCTAGGGGACTTTGGATCAAAGTCGTAGAGGTCCTTCTTGCTAAAAGTCAAGAAGCCTACAACGTCTCTGTGGATACTATGATTTACAGCCCATTGGAACCAGTCATCAAAATTGACAGCCATTTCCAAGTGAACAAAACGGTTAGCTAACGGAGCAGGCATACGATAAGTAACACCTTTGTCAGCTTCTCGATTACCGGCTGCAACAATAAACACGTTATCGGGCAATTTGTATTGTCCAACTCGACGGTTCAAAACTAATTGATAAGCCGCTGCCTGTACGCTAGGAGCCGCACTATTCATTTCATCTAAGAACAAAATAATATTTTCGTGCTTTGATGCCATGATCTCATCAGGCAATTCTGCCGGAGGAGCCCAAACCATTTTACCTTGATTAGAATCAAAGTAAGGAATACCTTTAATGTCTGTAGGTTCCCAAAGAGATAGACGAACGTCAATTACGTGAGCGTTCATATATTCACCAATTTGGTGAACAACATCAGATTTACCAATACCTGGGGGACCCCACAGGAAAATTGGTCGACGTTTGATGATTGCATGTTTAATGCTAGCTTTTGCCGAATTAGGCGAAAGTTGACGGGCCGATGAGCTTTCCGATGCCATTGTGTATTCCTTGTTAAGTTATAAAACAGTCAGTGCCTTACTGTTCTTATATTGTAACACCTACACAATATAAGTCAAGATCTAGTTTACCAAACTACTCCGCATCGTGTCGTTTCATTGCTTTGGTTAATCCGTATTTACGTATGTCTCCGGAAAAAAGATGAAGTTCGAGAGCTTTCTTTTCGTCCGTTACAATAATTGAATCTCTGCCTAACCAATATGGACAAGTAATAAATCGATCTAACCAAATTATGGTTTGCGTAGTTAATTCAAAATCTTTTGGAAAAGGAACTTCGTATGTTTGGAGATCAAGTGTATCAGTGACAAAAAGATATCCTTGATCTGTAAGACGCAGGCCACCTTCGTCTTTGGATCTAGTGTTTTGCCACCATGTTGAATAATATTCTTTAAAAGATATTTCGTTAACACCTTTTCCGGCCTGTTTTAGAAATATCTTTGTATATGTTTCTTTCCAATTCATTGTATTTCTTCAAGTACGATTTCGCCTGAAGTTAATTTTACTACTTGGAAGTCTGCGCAGGAAAACATTTCGTTTAATTTTTTTGCCAAATTAAATGCATGGCCAGGATTACTAAACGAAACTTTTTTATATTTTGGTCCCGGATAATTAGTGAGCATGTTAGAACTTTTAAGATTAAACGGATCGCCCTTGTAAAAGACAGCCCAAATAGCTTCAGCACGAAGCACTTGCTCACTCTTGTATGTTTTTTTATCTACGTGATCTAACAACACAGTGGGTTTTGGTCTACTCATATACGCAATCCTTTAAATTAACTACGTATATATTTATATCAAAAACACATTATATTACCTGTTTATTACCATCCAGGATTACTTGAACCTATTTGAATTTGAATTACTTCGTTGTCGCCTGAGTTCTTTTTAGCTAATATTTGTTCTAAATCACCGTTTAAACGTGTCATAACAAGCCCTAAAGTAAATGCTAGAGCCTTAGCTTGCTGTATGTCTATGCGGATGTCTTTGGCTCGACTGGCATCTGCACTCTTAACTTGGTTAAGAAACTGCGTAATAGGTGTAGTGTTTAACGGCTCATTTTGTGTTGACACGACTTAACTCCTGTCTCATTTCTATCTCAGTCCTAAACGGACCTTTAGTTTCGTAGCGTTCTACAGTGATCAGCTTTGGACAAAAACTTTTGACCCAACCTTTTTCAAAGTGAATCACATAATATCCTGCACAATATAAACTTTTTGATTTAGCTGATTTTGTAAAAAGAGGAAGTTTTCGTTTTACATCAAATATAGGATTGTGTGGTTGACACGATGTTGCATAGCCGTGAACTTCTTTGGTATAGTCTTTGGCTATTTTAAGAGCAGTCCATGTTACATCGTTACCTAAGGTTTTCTTAAGTTGTTTTTGATTTTCAAAAAATCGTGTGCCAGCTTTGTCGCTTAGGATATACTTTTCATCGTTATAAGAAATGGTAGCTACATTTTCACCATCTTCCTCAACAATCCAAAATTTACCACCTAATATTTCTTTCGCTATCATTTTATTCATCCCGGATACCTCGCATTTAATGGTACAGCATATAACTGTGCATTGTCGGCCACTCGTTGCATGTCCCACTTAGCACAAAATTTAATCAGTCGCATTCCAACTTGTGTAATGTCTTTTGGAAAGCTAGCTTGTTTAATTGTATTATTAATTAGTTCTTTAATTTCTAAAGGTTGTGCTGTTAAATCGCATAGAGTCACATTTCTATTATAGTCGTCTAACACACGATGTTCTACACCCTCGTGATCGGACCAACGTTGCAACATGAGATTATTCCAAGCATAGCCTTTGGTATTCTTATCAGCATATGCTTCAGTAAGGCCTACTTTATTCTTAGTACCTTTAACTCTAACACCAGGATATGCACTAAAGACATTATCACTAGTATCGCCACGCATACATTTTTCAAATAGCAACCAATCTGGATTAGGGGCAGGCTTAATTTCTTTCGTTTTCTTATCAATTACAGACTTACCCTTGTCGTCAAAATAGCCTTCATGAGTAGTTGTAATATTACTGACACCATTATATTGTTTTACGTTTGGTGCAATGAGTTGTGCAAAGTCGCCGTCTGTAGAAATAATCACGTGATTGTCATGCGGGTGATTCTGCACCCAGCCTGCAATCAAGTCATCTGCTTCTAGTTGTGGGTGTTGCATTACAGTACAATTTGTTTTAGTTTGTACAAAATCTTTAAACTCGTCAAAGATTTCCCAAAACATTTTATCTTCCTCAGCTTCACGGGGAGTGAGCGCATCACGAGTTTCTTGTCGATTTCGCTTGTAAGGTTGATAAAAATCTTTACGCCAGCTACGTCCCTCAAGACAGAATACTACATGATCTGCATTAAAGTCAGTCCAAGCCTTTTTAATCGAATTGAATGTAATATGCAGGGCCATGCCCACTTTTGTGTCAAGGTCACCACGTACTACGTGTCGAGCTCTAAAAAAAGTGTTTGCAGTATCTACTAGGATGTATGTGCTCATGAAACTTCGCTTTTGCCTTTTGCAATTGGTACTACATTAATATAACCAGCGCCGCGATTTGCATCCATGCCTTCTTCACTTAGCATTTGTGATACAATGTCGCGGAACCAACGATCTACAACTTCTTCATCTGGATCACCTTCAAACCCGTATCCAGCTTGTCTTAATTGTACTATAAAAAGGTCATTCCAGTCAAGCTCAAAAAATCCATTCCTAATATTTTCTGGATTAACTTTAGTATCAAGCACCGCTACCCAAGGTTCTCCTTTAACTGTAGCACGTTCTTTTGGTGTCAATTTAGCTTGTTCTTCTGCTTTGGCAGCACGTTCAGCAGCCTCAGTGGCTGTTTTGGCTGCTTTGGCAGCGGCTGTAGCTATTGCCATATTACGTTCAGCTTCTGCCTTGATCTTATCTATGCCAAATAATTTTTCTATAAATTTTTTCATTAAGTACCCCATTCATTTTTAAATAGCGGCACTTGCAAACGATCGCTATAGCGTAATCCGTTTTTCATTGCCAGTAATGCTACATTCTTATTGTTTAGTGCGTACACACTTTCTACACCGCCAACTGGCATTAGATAAACATGCCCGTCAAAACCAGCCGCACGATATTCTTCAGTTGCACGTTTAGCATCTTCAAAATCTTGTTCTGTAGCAATAACAAACTTCAAATATGCTGTACCAACTTTTTCGTATTCACAAACTATTTCAGGAAGAATTGCTTCTTCCCACTTCTCACCACTACATGGAAGTTTAGCACTTACACTGAATGTAACTTCTCTCTCGTCACTACCAAGAAACCAATCTGTTAAGTATTCTTTAAATTCTGGAGTAAGTCTCTGGGTACCGTTTGTTTCAAATGTAATCTCTTTCAAACCCGCCATCTTAGGATGACTTAGCAAGTCTGGATAAGCACGTTGCCAACCTAGTAAAGGTTCGCCGCCTGTAATTACAAGATGTTCGTCTTCCCACTCATTGTATGGCAGTATCTCCATAATGCGATCAGCAATGGCATCACTAGTAAGCATTGGACTTAGATCTTTAAATGCTGGATGCCAACTTGCATAACTATCACATCCTGTACTTACTAACGGAAGTTCTTCATATTTTTGAAAAGACTCTATATTTGCATGTGTATACGCAATATCATCTGCTTCAATACTAATTTTATCACGCGGCATACCAAAGCCTGCACATTTAAAGTTGCAGCCGAATGTGCGTAAAAAGACACTAGGTACACCCATGTACCTACCTTCGCCTTGTATACTGTAAAAAAGTTCTGCTATTTTTATTTTGCTCATGCTTTTAATGATTCCATGGTTGCTATTTTTGCAATACGATCGCCAAAGTCTTGATCATTAGTGATAATATAAGTTTGGTTATGACTGCGATCCTTTATGCGATCATAGTAACGAAACTCTACAACTTTGCCGCCTATTGCATTGTATACTTTAAAGTTTAACACAGGTTCGCCTTCAATGCAATCACTTTCTCTACTAGATATGCATATATCTTTTCCAGGAGTATCTTCTTCAAACATCCAATTACGTAATTTACGTTTAATCCATTTCATACTTTGTCCTTTAACCACTCGTCTACTTTGGCTTCTGCTTCTTCCTGTGAAACAGCATAAGCATAAATCCAATAACATTCATCCTTGCCTTTAATATCAAATGGCACAGGTCCGTTAAACAATATACCGTCTTCTAACATACGTTTAACTTCAAACTTTTTTAAATTTCTAGCACGATTAATTAAATCGTTAGTCATGTCTATTGAGTTCATTTTGTTTCCTTTATTAAACCACGCCACAGTACTACATGTTCGTTGGACCATTGATTGCCGTCCCATTGTGCATATGTAGGAAATGGCCAATTAGGTGTTACACTTGAAGTAATTTGATAAGTACCGTTTCTTACAGGATTAATATTTACAGAAAACCAATCAGTTACTTCTGGCTCTTCAACTACTATTTCTTCAACAGATTTAATAGGAACTCCGCCTACAGAAATATTTTTATCAGGTTCGCCTTGAAATACTTCGCCAGTATCTTGATTAGTAAGTTCTAAAGGACCGTAGTAGTGATATTCTGTATCGTCTAGCATCCAACCTAACGCCTCAACAGCTTCGTATGTATCTTCGTCCCAAGCAGTATTAAACTCTTCAAGGTCTGTATCAGTACAGTTACGACCTGCTTCAGTGTCTGCCCAACATCCGTCAATTAGGTCCCATAGTTCCCAACATTCGTCATTTTCAATACAGCTAAGTTCGTAACCGTCTTCGTTTTTAAGTTCTTCGTCAGTAAGTGGTCGCTCATCTGATTCTACGCTAAAAGTACCCCAGCGATAACCTTCTTCGCGAATAATTACCTTGCTGTCTTTATACCAAAATTGTCGCTCAACAGCGGATTTTTTATATTGTGGTGAAAGTTTCCAAGTAGTCATATTTTGTTCCTTATCTCGGTGCAAACTCTTGTTGTAATTTGATATTGTCAAAGAATTCTTTCTTTGTATGAGGATCATCTTTAAATGTTCCTTTAAGGACTGTAGTCTGTGTTAGTGAGCTATGCGCCATAATGCCGCGATTCTCACAACATCCATGTGTTGCTTGAATGTATACTGCTACGTTTTCGGAGTCAGTAGCTTTACTAATCTCACGGGCAATGTCGTTGCAAAGCTCCTCCTGGAGTGTGCCTCGTCTAGCACACCACTGTGCAATACGTGTGTACTTGCTGAGCCCAATAAGTTTCTGAGCGGCAATAATACCAATATAAGCAACGCCACTAACGGGTTGATGATGATGACTGCACATACTGCGAAGCTCACTACGAACAACCAACATACCTTCGTAACGGTCCTGCGAGTCGTTTGGAAATGCTGTTGCGTCTGGTCCTGGTTCATATCTGCCACTCATAATTTCGTTGAAGTACATTTTAGCAAGCCGTCTTGCTGTACCATGCGAGTTAGGATCGTTTTCACGATCAATCAACAAAGTATCTAATACTTGTTCAAATGCTTCTGTAGCTTCGTTGATTAAATGTTCTTTATCACTTTCGTGTAAGTAATCACTTATATTGTCTCCAGCCCAATATCTCTTTCCTTCTCTTTTCATTTTAGCACGTAGTACAGCAGATAGACTAGATTCCTTATATCCGCCGTCACCTGCCATTGCGTCAAGTGCTGTTTCTTTTTTAATATAAACCGGCTTACCCAATGGTTCATATTTCTCTTCAACAAACTCCCTGTTGTCAGGACCGTTCATTATCGGATCCGGTTTAAATTCTGCTTTTGTCAATTTTATTCTCCGAGTTATAGACGTGGATGTCTATTGTTAAATTATATACTTTATTTAGATCGTTGTCAATCATTCTGAAAAATATTTGTTAAGCATTTCTAGCTTATCATCATATTCTGCAATTTGAGCTATCTCTGCTTCAATAGCACTCATTATGTCTGTATGCTCTGGAATAGCAATTGGGTTCCGTAACATAGTTTCAACATTCATTCTATGTTTTAAAATATGTGATTCAAAATGTGCTTTACTGGCTTGTAGTAGTTCTTTACGCATCATTGTCTCCTTGTTCTAATGCTTCTTTTAATTGCTTATCTTCATACTCAGCT